ATTTTCAGTAGTTTCTTCGGATTTACCTGTTGACAATATCGACCTCTTATGGTTCAATGGTCGAGTCGGCAAGGCAAGGTCGACTAGAAAGGAAGGAAGGACGATGGAGAACGAAAAGCTTATTGAAGGATTGAGGATAGCGCTGGCCTACATGAAGGACAGGCTCAGGAGCCTGGAGAACAAGCGCAGTGAGTATGAGGGGACTGAGACTACTCCAGGGCAACGGCGCCGGTATTGTCTGGAGTCCGGCTTAGCTAAAGCCGGGTGGTCAAGAGAGGACATCAGGGCTTTCCAGAAATGGGCTTTGGAGCACGGTGACCTCATCGTGCAGAACGTCAAGGCCAACCTACCTGAGAACGTGAAGGCCGACAAGCTTTTGGACTTCGTGCATCACACAGATGAGTACGGTTGCCCGGCTGTGTCCACCAAGACTTGCAAGGACGGCACAGGTAGGCTTTGGTTCGGCCTAGACGGCATTACCCGACCGGCCCGGACAAGCTCAGGCTCGATAAAGACTTCACCGGCTGAGGTCAAGCTTGTCGGACTGGAGAACCAGAAGAACCAGAACCAGAAGAACCAGAAGAACCAGAAGAAATAGACCACAAGGCGCGCCTTGCCGACGAGCTCCCGGACGATCCGGGAGCTTTTTTTGCGCCGACGTGGGCCGATGCTGGCCTCTCCGCCTGTTAGGGTTTTGTTCGGCCACGGCCGCGAGCACCCATCGGCGCGGACATCGGCGCGAACGCGAACCCGGCCCCGACCGCGAAAACCCCTGCGGCAGCGGTGCGGTTGACCGACGGCCCCCACGCAAATCTCCAGAACGCCCCTAGCCTTTCCGAAAACCCAAAAATTATACCGCTAAAAAACTTCCGAATAGCCCCATCCTCCCCTCCCCCCTAACTCCCGCTCCCGCCGCCCCTTACCTCCCATTCCAGAAACTTTTGCTCACTCCTTTCAAGGACCATCCATTTTTCAGTCATTTTCACATTTCGGCGCTCCGCAACCCCCGCATTTTCTAGACTTACAAGCACACTTTTCATCCGCTTTCATTTCCTCTGGCGAGTCTCTCTATATCCCCCTCCTAACCCCCTACACATACACACATTACACGCACCGAAAACAGGAAAATCTCGTGACCCCCCTTCGCGTTCCTGAAAACCACTTCCCAAATCTCTCGCAACGTCTTTCCGGCCCCGAATCCTGAATCTATCCGAATCGTACCCGCGCAAAACGCACGTTTCTGCGCAAGTCCTTATTTTACCGTCCGACATATATACCCTCCACAGCCTTTCAGAATCCGAAATCGTTTTACCACTTTATCTCCCGTCCCCACCTACACTTACGCCTCCTAAAATATCAGACTGGCAATAGAATGCGCCGCTTTTGAACAGAACCCGCACTCACCTGAAAAATCATTCCTGCCTCCCATAACCCCCCGCCCCGCCAACAGTTACAATCCAGAAAATCCTAATACCCGCCAAACCTTTCCGACTCTTGACCAATCCTTGTCCCGTTCGTCCGATTTCATCCCATTCCTATCCATTTCTCGGAAACTTTGCCTATCCCGCCCATCTTACCACCAAACCCCCCATTTCCGTTTCATCCGCCAACCGATTTTTTCCTGAATCTCCATTCATTTCTGCACAACAATCCGAAAATCTCCATTTCATCCTATTCCGAAAGCCGAGGCCCGTGCCTGCCACCCCCGCCGCCTGCCTGTCATCCTCCCACACGGGCCTTGGTCTCCTTTTCTTCCCAATCTGCAAAATCTTCTTGACACGGCTCGCTTTCCGTGCCACAATACAGTCGCCATGACAGAAGCCCGAGCCGACAGGCCCGAGAGGGCCGACAGCCTACCGACGCCGAGGACCGCAAACACCGGTCCCGCCACCAATACTAGTATGCGGAGGGTGGGGCGTTCCGTGCTTCTCGTGTCCGTCGAGAGCCTTGCCGAAGCCCTTGCCGTCTCCCCCCGCGCCGCGCTTCATCTCCTCAAGGCGCTCTCCGTCCCCACCCTCCGCATGCCACCGTCGTCCAAGAGCCTCAAGCACCGCTACTTCAACCAGGTGGCCCTCGAGCGTGCCCTCTTCGCCATCCTCGACGTGGGCGGCCCCGGCTACCCCCCACCCCGCGACTCCGAGCTCCCCGACGCCTACTTCCAGACCAACAAGGCCCGTCGTGCCCTGAAGGACTACACCGAGCTCACCAAGATGCACCGCTCCAGCGTCCAGGACACCGTGCTCCGCCTCGTGCACGCCGACCGCGTGGACCGCCGGGACCCCGCCCGTGTCCTCCGCGAGGTCGTCAAACGCACCACCCGCCCCGCCCCTCCCGCACGCTCTCCCGCACGCCCTCCTACACGGGCCTTGGTATCCGGTGGTCCTGATGCCCGGAAGGGGACCCCCCGATGACAGAGCCGAGCCCGGAACCGAAACCGAAGGTCCAGCGCATCGAGCGCACGCGGCACACCGAGGCCGCCCCTGCCGAGCGCCAGGATGAGCGTCGGGGCAAGCATCAGGGTAAGACACGGGCCTCGGCCATCGTCGTGCATCAGGGGTTGCCGCTCGCGAAGGACAGGCCGCCCGAGTACGAGTTGCGGAGATTGCCGGGGTTCCTGGACCCCCACACCATCGATGGCGCCCTGGAGGCGGCCGACTGGGACGTGTCCCGCGAAATCAGGCTGTACGTCGAGATTGCCAACGACCCGGCCGTCCCGCCCGCCACCCGCATCAAGGCGTGCGAGGCCATCCACCGGCTCGTCATCAGGGCCATGACCGCCAGCGGCGAGCTCGTCAAGGCCCAGTACCGACACGAGACGGAGGACGGTTCCGTGGTCACGGTCGAGCGGATGGCCCGCGTCACCCGCGAGGCCCAGGCCGCCCTCGAACTCGCCAAGGATCCCGAACAGCCTTCCCGGACCGAACGCCCCGAGGAGACTGCCCCAGATAAGGAGACGTTGGATGTCGAGGTCGAACCCGAAATCGAAGCCGAAGCCGAGACCGAAGCCGAAGAGGAACATGGACGCGAAGGCGCCGGTGCCCCAAGTTCCGGGGCAGATGGTCCTGCCAGGGGTGGGCTCGCCATCCCTGGCCGCGCCCACATCGACCCCCTCCGCCCCCGCACCCGAACCCGAAACCACGCCGCCGAACAGCCCGGGGCAGGAGAGGGGGGAGAGGAGGGAGAGGAGACTGATTCCGAAGCCGAAGCCTGATACGGCAGCCGGCGCCGGCGTGGAGTTGCCGCCGTGGTATCCGAGGCTCACCAGGCGGGCCATCAGCCTGGCGCTGATGGAGTTGACGGCGCGCCCCGGCCTCCGCAGTATAATGAATTGGCCGAACGACAACGGTCGTGTCCTGTACAACATCGCCGTCGAGCTCCGGGACAAGGAGCCCGAGACCGTCATCGAGGGCACGAACCGGCTGCTCGCCGTCTGCGGGCGGCACTACGGGAAGGCTGCACCGGGCCACGTCGCCGCCGCAGCCGCCTGGTATATCGCGGTGACGGCCCTGTACCGCCTCCTCCAGGTTGTACTGCCAGAAGCTCAAGCTAGGAAGTAGAAAGTAAGACCGGTATGGCTCGGGTGAACAAGACGATGAGGGGGCCGCTGCCGGTACCGGAGGTGCCGAGGCCCGTTCCGCGTCCCGACCACGGCAACGAGTGGTATCCCCTGCCCCCCGACTACCCCGAGCTCACCAAGGAAGGTCAGCGGCTCGCCCGCGTCAATGCCTGCATGCTGCGGGACACGCCGGAGGACTTCGTGGCCGCCTGGTCCTTCTTCCGCAAGACGTATCTGGAGCCCACACCGCCCGGCTTCTTCTACCGTCGGAAGGTGAACTCCCCTCCCGGCCACTACCAGTGGATTCGGGACATCGCGCAGTACAGCCGGAACATTCATGTGGCGCCCCGGGGTTCCGGGAAGTCCACCGTGTTCTCGCGGGAGGTGCCCCTCTGGCTGACCCTCACGCGGCCGTACACCAACATCCTTATCGTGTGTTCGATTCACAGGCACGTCCGCGACAACTTCTCGACCCTGATGCAGCAGTTCACCGACAACGAGTTCATCGTGAGGGACTTCGGGAACCTCCAGCCGGTGCGGAACGACGGCTCCGGGCGCCAGTGGTCCCTCTCGATACTCCAATTGACCAACGGGTCGGTCATCCAGGGGTGCTCGGTGGACGGCCGCAAGCGGGGTGGTCGGCCCGACATCGTGATTCTGGACGACCCGGAATACGACCCGCACGACCCTACCAAGGAAACCGAGCTCTCCGCCCAGCTGGAGCGCCTCCTGTTCCGTGAAATCTTCGGGATGTTCGACACCCAATACTCGCTGTTCGAGTGGATTGGGACGTTCATCTCGTGCAAGTCGGCCCTCTACCGCGCCTACCTGGGGGAGGACCCCCGATTCAAGCGGTTCAACCGACGCATCTATGCGGCACGGGCCTCAGACGCCGACGGCAAACCCGTCTACTTCTGGCAGGAGAAGTGGGACGAGCGAGCCCTCGAAGAGAAGAGGGCGGAGGTGGGTCACGCCGCCTTCGAGGCGGAGTACCAGAACAACCCGGTCTCCGACGAGGCCCGCCTCTTCGTGCTGCATCCCGAGCTCGCCTGGTACCACGAGGAGGGCGAGAACGTCTGGACGCTCAAGGAAGGCTCCGACGGCCTTCAGCGCGTCACCCTGGCCCGCGACGAGTGGCTCTCCTCCATGCGGCGCATCATGACGGTAGACATGCGGCACGGCAGTTCGTACAACACCGACTACTCAGGCGCTCTGGTCACGGGCATCGACGTCGACAAGTACTGGTGGATACTCGACCTCTACCTGGCCCGCTGCTCCCCGAAGCAGCTGCTCCAGAAGATATGGGAGCTCGGGTGCAAGTGGCAGGTGTCGCTCATCGGCATCGAGTCGGCCGCCGGCCAAATCGCCATGGTCAGTTGGGTCCAGGAGAACCTCGAATCCCTCCTGGAGAAGCACGGGGGTTGGCGGCCTCGGGTCTACGCCATCCGGTACCCCTCGCGTGTCGCCAAGGAGGACCGCATCAACGCCCTGGACGCGAAGTTCACGGCGCACGCGGTGAAGCTGCCGGCGGACCGGCGGAACCGGTGGCCCTTCACCGAACTCATCCGCCAGATTGAGATGTACACGCCGGACGGACGCTCCCTGGCCCACGACGACGCCCTCGACATGCTCTCGATGGTCCTCTACTGCCCGAGGAGGGCGCCCAACCCCGACGCCTATGAGGGTGCCCAGTCCCGCGACTTCTACGAGCAGTTGGCCGCTGGCGAAATCCTGGATGCCACCACCGGGTTGCCGCTGGCCCACGCCGTCGACATATCGAGGGTGCCCCTCCACGTTTTGCAAGAGTTCCTTGACAAGCGGCGCGAAATCGAGGAATATGCCGCCGAGCGGGGCTCGCGGGTCAGCGCCCTGCGGCGACGCGGTGCGCTGGGCGCCCCGTCGAGGTTGCAGAGCCCCGCCGTCCGCGCCGGGTTGTGGCCGCCGCGCCCCGCCCACTTGATTCTGAGCGACGAAACACCGTAGAAAGTAACGTGTAGCACGGGATGACATCATGGCTTCGACGACTCTCTATCTGCCGCACGACCGGAAGGCGCTGTCCGAGACGCTCCTGTACCTCCTGGAGGAGGCGAGGCAGGCGCGGGTGCCCTACGCCGTCGAGTGGTACCTCGCCTTCCACTACCTGAGGGGCGCCCGGTACTTCGAGCAAATCGACTACGAGCGGGGTTTCGTCAAGGCGTCCTACAAGGACGAGGCCGGCGAGTACCCCTTCAAGTATGAGTCCCTGCTGCCGAGGTTCCAGTCGGAGGTCTCCCGCCTGGTGCGGCTGGACGTGCGGCCCGTGGCCCGTACCGACGGTCTCGGTCTCCTCCAGACCCGCAAGGCGGCCACCGCCCACGTCGTCCTCGACACTCTCATGCGGTCCATCGACCTCGACGCCCTGAAGCTGGAGGCGGCCCAGATGCTGTGCATGTACGGCACAGTGGGCGCCACCAACTGGGTCATCAGCGAGCCCGGCATCGGCGACGAGGACTCCGAAGCGGAAGAAGTCGGCCTGACCCAACTCACCAGCAACATCCACTCCATCGAGTTGGTGCCCCCCTGGGAACTCCTGCCCATACCCGCCGAGCCGATGACCCGGGGCCGCGTCGCCGCCATCTGCCGCGAGCGGTGGGTGATGCTCGATTGGCTGCTCCAGCAGGTGGCCGACACCGGCGAGGAACTCGACCTCGGCCTCCGCCGCCGGGGCGGTCGGGAAGGCGCCAGCCCGTACCCCGAGGACCTGGGGGTCGTCCACGCCCCGCCCCTGTACTCCCCGAACGATGCATCACCCATGATGGAATCGCTGGCGCCGTCGCCTCCACCGTCGAACCGGCCGGAGTTCAACGTCCAGGAACCCACCTCCGATTCCTCGGAGCCCGGCAAGGCGGACCGCCGGAAGATTGCGCAGCCGCACGTCTTGCTCCGGGAAATCTGGGTGCGGTCGCCGTCGGGGCGACTGGGCCGCTACATCATCATGGTGGGGCAGCGGGTCGTGTTCGACCGGGACTTCATGGGGCTCCTGGAAGGCGTCCCCCGTCGAGGCCCCGGCAGACCGCCCAAGGAGGAAGCCGAGGCCCGCAAGCGACAGGTCCGCGGTAAGCCGCTGAGTTTGCCGCCGCTGCCTATCGCCGTGGCGCAGTATCACGGGGGCACCGGGTTCTTCGGGCGCTCCTTCTTGGCCCCCCTCATCCCCCTGAACGCCGAGGTGGAGGCCATGCTGTACCAGTGGTTCCGCAACGTGGAGGACGCCGACGCCTTCGGCTACACGTTCTACCCGGAGTCCTGGGGCATCCCCAAGGACACGTTCGAGGAGGCCAAGCCGGGCCGCCGCTTCATCCCGTACTCGGTGGACCCCAACGAGCCGGACCTCAAGCCCTTCACCGTGGCGCCCTCCAACACGGGGGACTGGCCCGCCCGCGTCATGGAGATGTCGATGCAGTTGCTGGACAAGCTGGCCCAGCAGCCCCAGGAGCTCCTCTCGGGGCAGGTCCCCGGCCGCCTGGAGTCCGCCAAGGGGCTCGACGTTCTGTTCCAGGCGTCCACCGTCCCACTCGGTGCTCCGGCCATGTCGATGGCGGACATGTTCGTCGACATATACAGTTCGATTCTGTGGCACACCAAGACCAAGTGGAAGGCCCTCCGCGTCAACCTACTGAGCTTGCTGGATGATACCGTCATCGGCATCAAGTTCGACCCCCGCACCGGTGTCATGCGGCTGGACCAGAACGCGGTGCCCGACCCTGCCGAAGTCCGCCTCGACATCCGCTCGCGGGACCCGCTCTCCCCCGAACAGCGCAAGCAGGACCTCCTGGTCATGCGGAACCTGGGGGTCATCTCGGACCAGATGTTCCGCATCCTCAACAGGCTGTATGACTTGGGGTGGCCCACCGGCAACGACGTGGAGTGGCAGAACTACATCCGGGCCGTCATCAACAACATCCTGATGTTCGGGGACGGCGTGGAGCCCGGCGAAATCTTCGTCTCCGACTACGACATCCCCTCGGTCCACGAGTACGTCGTCCTGCGTCGCATAGCGTCGCCGGAGTTCGCCCTGGCGTCCGATGCCGTCAAGAAGAAGTTCTCGGACCGCCTGCGGGAGCTCCGCGACCTGCGCGGCCGCTACCCCGAACCTCTCCCGTTGCCCGAGGAGGGGGCCGCCGAGGCGTTACGGGCCTCGGCCGAAGCGCGGGGCGGCCCGGGTGCCGTCCCCCTCACCGAAGCCATGCCAGGTACCGGACAAGGCTCGTTCGGCCCAGGAGGGCCAGGCGGCCCAGGAGGGTCACCCACGGGCCTTGGTCCTTCTATTCCTTTAGTTCCACCGGAGTTACAGCAAGGAGAATGATAGATGGCAGACCCCATGACAACGACTACCGAAACCGAAGTCGAGAACACCGGGAACACCGGACAGCAGCAGTCGCAAGAGCAGTCGCAGGCTCAATCGCAGCAACAATCGCAAGAGCAAGCGCAAGGTGAGTCAAAGTCGAACCTGACGGCGGCTCAGGAGGCCGAGCTCGCCAAGCTCCTGGAGGAGCAAGGGTTGCAGATTATCGAGACCGGCGACGGCAAGAAAACGCTGGCCAAGACGGTGACTTACGACGGGCGGACCTACACCAAGACCATCGAAGAGTTGGTGAAGGACGCCGAGAAGGCCGGCGGCGCTGACGAGAAGTTCAGGAAGGCCGCCGAGCTCCGCAACCAGGCGACCACCGAGGCCCAAATCGGCCAGCTTGTCCTCACCATGCGGGATGAGTCCAAGCCGATGGAGGAGCGGCTGGACGCCATGCGGAAGTTCGGCGTGCTCCTCGGCGACGACCCTGCTGCCGTCGAGCAGTCCATCCAGCAATACTTGCAGACGGCCCAAGTCCAGTCTCAGCAAGGGCCACAAGGGCAACAGGGGGCGTCGGGTAACACCAAGGGTCAGGGCGGACAAGGGGGGCTGGGGAACATCGACCTCTCGAAGCTGCCGCCCGAGGTGCAGGAGGCGGTCAAGTTCGCCCAGGAGGCGCAGGCGGAGCGGGACCGCCAAGCAATTTACGAAGTCATCGAAAAAGGGGTTGACACCGACCCCATCCTTGGTAAACTACCAGTGGAATCCCCGGGCGAGGGGCAACCGTCGCCTCGGGACAAAATCAAGGACCTCGCAAAGCGCGAAGTCGCCTACCGAGTGTTGGTGCTCGGCGAGGATTTCGGTCCGAAACTTGTTGGGGACGTACTCCAGGAGTTGAGGACGCTTCCCAACCTGTTTACGAAACCGGATACCCCCGCTGAGGGCCGCGTCCGGCTCGAACTTCCCCGCGAGGCGGTTCACGAGTACCCGGAACTGCTGAGCTTGGGAGGGGTAGTCGGAGGTTCACCTCCACTCCAAGCAGGTGCTCCAGGCGCTGGCGGAGGCTCCGAATCGGGTAGGCCGGTGTACGACCCGACCGACCCGAACTGGATGGACAGTTTCCTGAATGACGTGCGCCGCCACATGAACGAGCGGCTGAGTCCATCAGGGAAGTCCGGCAGTAAGTAGACCGGCTTACACAGCCGGGAACCGGAGCAGCCGGTGCTTGACCGAGACACCGTACAGTGCGGTACAGCATCTGGTCTCTGGAGACAGTCCGGCTGCGTTTGGTGAGACATGGCCTGATGATGCCTCCAGCGTGCGCTGTGCGCGCGGAGGCCGGGAGGTGTACATAGATGGCAGACGCATACCTCGACGCCTTGGCTGATGCCTTCCGCGAGCGGTTGGTGCCGGGCTGGGTCGACCTGGCGATGAAGAACGACCCGGTGTTCCAGTACCTCCAGGACAGCAAGATGCGGACCGCTCGGGACCCCATCTCCAAGGAGTACAAGATTATTTACACGGTGGTCACGAGCCTGGCAGGCGGGCTGGCGTTCACCGGCGTGTCGGGCAACCAGACCCTGGACCTCGGCACCGGCGCCCGCCCCGTCATCAACGAGGACTTCGATGCCTTCCCCGGCATCCAGGAGTCGGCGATGCCCGGCGTGGCCCGCTACTCGGTGAAGCTCACCGGCGTGCGGGGCAACGTGGTCATCCCGTTCGCTACGCTTCAGGCGGACCAGATGGACTTCTCCATCGGGAACTACGCCGCGCTCATCATGAAGAAGCACATCGAGTTGTGGGGTCACATCATGGCCTGCTCGTTCTACGTCGATGACGATGCGGCCCTGGCGACCATCAACATCTCGAACAACTCCAGCAACGTGACCCACACGGCCGGCACCCACACTGTCACCGTCACCTGCGACGCCGGCGAGAACCTCATCGAGAACGGTCGGGTCCGCCGACTGAAGCCCGGCATGTACGTCGACCTCTGGAAGCCCACCACCTCGCAGGGCGCCTGGAACAAGACCGGCTTCTGCATCATCACCAGCGCGGTCAACTACAACCAGGGCAAGTGGTCGATGACCTTCTACTTCGAGAAAACCAGCGAGGCCGACGCCTTCGCCAACGGCACCGACTGCGACGGCAGCTACATCCTGCCGGCCAACGCGGTGCTCGACAAGACCGGCGACTGCGACGGCTACTCCATCCTGCCCTGCGGCTACAAGCAGTGGCTGCGGAGTTCCGGCACCCTGTACGGTGCGTTCGGCGACACCACCGTCGACACGCTGCCGGAGTTGGCATCGCTGACGGATTCCAACGTCGGCGACGTGACCGAGACCGTCCTGAACCAGTACCTGGCTCGCCACTTCGAGAACGGCGGTGATGCGGACACCATCATCACCACCAGCGGCGTGGTCGTGAACCTGCTGGATTACCCCCATGCCCAGAGCATGATTCAGTACCAGAGGCAGGGGCAGCCGGCGGATATCCGGCTCGGCTGGCGCTCCATCGACTACACCTACGAGGGGCGCACCTTCAGGATTCACGCCTCGCCCTACATGAGCAACGGCGAGTTGGTCATCCTCAAGGCGTCAAACGGGAACCTCCAGAGGCACTTCCCGCCTCGGGTTCCGAAGTTCGGGACGCAGGCCGGTTTCGAGTCCGCCATCCAGTGGATTGGCACGATGTTCGGGCCGAGCATCTGGCTGCCGACCTCCAACAACGGTCGCGTGGCGGACGGTGCCCAGGCCCCCTACATCATGATGATGCAGCGGACGGCGGCCGACCCCAAGGGCGTGCTGCTGACCGGCTGCACCGAGACCAGCCTGTGAGTTGGAGCTTGAGTCCGTACCAGCGTCGACCAAACAACCAGTCGACCAGCGAGCGGTCGGAGCGTTCGGTAGTCTGTCTGGGCGAGTCGGTCGGTAGGGGGCGCTAACCGCAGCGCCCCCCGCCGGCCCCTCCGACAGCGCCCGCACACGAAACGAGAGAGGATGACATCATGGACAACATCGGGCAGAGCCGCATGGGACCCGCTAGAGCCCCCGTCTACTCCATTCGGCGGCGCATCAAGATGAGCGACCCCGATTGGACCGACAGCGGTGGCACATACGGTACGCTCGACTTGAAGGACAAGATTCCCGCCGGGTCCATCGTGCTCGGTTGGGCCGCTTACGTCGACAACGCGCTCGACGACGACACCACCGCCTACCTCGTGGTGGGCACGTCGAGCGACCTCGACAGGTTCAACCCGAACACTGACCCGAACCTGGCCACCGCCGGCTACCACGTCTGCTACCCGGCGAACGTGGCGGACGCCGGCGACGGGGACTTGGCCGTCGAGAGCGACACCACCGTCCGCTTGACGCTCACCGGCGCCAGCGACTTCACCAAGTTGGCGAACGGGGACGGGTCCTTCGACTTCGAGTTGTGGTTCCTCAAGATGAGACGATGAGACGGTGAGTAGCACCGATGCTGTGGAACCCGCAGCGACATGAGATGGTGAACCCGCCGGTGGCTGAGTACATCCGCCGCCAGTTCCCCGAGCGTGACCTGTTCGTGTACCGGCACCGGGTGTTCGGCACGTTCACGGTCGCCGAGTGGCTCAACAAGCTCACCGGGCTGTGTCGGGAGATTCTGGTGGTCGGCACGTCGCTGGCGGACTTCACCAGGGACAAGATGGCGGTGCTCCGGCAAATCCTCCGCACTCCGCAGCAGGAGGTGTCGGACGCCGCCAGACGTGACCTCCGCTCGGCGGTCCGTGCCTGGGCGCGTGCCGCCGACGAGGAACAAGAGGAGTTCATCGACATCCACAGGTACCTCCGGCGCAAGGTGCGGAGTCAGGTCAAGAAGGACGACCCGCTCCTCCGCAGCTTGGCCGGCATGACCGAACAATAATCGAGGAGCAACGCAGATGGCAAAGATTGACAAAGACACCGCTCGAGCCCTCTCGGGCCAGCCGGTAGACGTGGCGCCATACATCCAGTACCCCCGGGCTATGGCGCAGGCGGGCGACCCCCTCGTCGACAAGATGGATTTCCTTCAGAAGCTCGTGCGGCTCGCCGCGCGGGTGCCTGAGCTCGACGACGCGGACTTCGCCCCGCCCATCATCTTCTTCGACGACTTCTTCTGGTACGACCCGACGGCGACTGTCGGAAAGTGGGCCGTGGTCGAGGACGCCGGCGCCACCACGGGCGACAAGCCGATTGACGGCGTTGGCGGTTGGGTCAACATCGGCCCCGACGGCGACGAGCACGACGAAATCTACGTCTCCAGCGCCAACGAGTGCTTCAAGGTCGAGGCCGGCAAGAGGCTGTACTTCGAGGCCAAGGTGAAGCCCGTCGAGGCCGACACCAACGAGATGTGCTGGTGCGTGGGCCTGTCCGACACCGTTGCGGCCAACACCATCACCGACGCCGGCGCGATGGCTGCGTCCTTCGACGGCATCGTGTTCTTCAAGGGCTCCGGCGGCCTGACCTTCGACTTCATCGCCTCGAACGGGTCCAACCAGGACACCGCCAGCGAGGTCGGCACCGAGACCAGCGGCACCGCCGTTCGCCTCGGGTTCCTGGTCGAGCCTGGCCTGGACGCCGACGGTGAGGCCGACAGTACCAAGGCCCGTGTGACTCCCTACGTCGACGGTGTGGCCGGCGAGGCCGTGGAGGTCGCGCTCTCCGGCATGGGCGAGATGCACGTCCTCTTCGGCGTCAAGAAGGACGGCACCGGCGGCAACGAGGAGGCCCTCCAGGTCGATTACGTCATGGTCGTCCAGGAGCGTTGAACGGCCTGAACACATAAGACAGCCCTTTCGGGCTGAAAGGAGCGGCCTTCAATGGCTACCTCCTTCATAGCGCGCACGCGCGAGAGCATCCGGGAACTGGCAGGGGAGCCGGGCGTCAATGCGAAGTACAGCGACACCCGGCTCCTCACCTGGATAGAGAAAGCCTACGCGCACGTCCTCTCGGAGTTCAACCGGCGTGCGGCCAACCCGCTGCTGTGTCGGTACGACTTGACCATCTCCGGCGACGCCGAGGTCTACCAGTTGCCGCCGACCATCCAGCGGGTCATCGACGTGCGCTGGCTGGATTCTCAGGGCCGCACGCAGGGCCACATGAACCCCCGCGCGTGGTGGCACCCGGCCGGTCCCAACTTCCTCTTCGAGGGCTCCACGCTGCGGTTGGACCCTCCCATCCGGGACGGCTCCAGCTACGACCTCCGCATCGTGTACCTGCCCAGCGGCACGGTTCGTCTCCACACCGGGACCGCCGGCACCATTACCAACAGCGTCTCCGACAACCAGTGCACCATCGTCCTGGACGACAGCCCGGCCGTGGGCACCCTGGACACCCGCCCCCACGCCTACGCCGGCAGCGTCCTCCGCATCCTCTCGGCGACCGAGAACGATTACGTCCAGGACCGCATCATCCAGGCGTATGATGTGACCACGAAAACGGCGACGGTGGTGCCCCACTTCGATGCGGACCTCGTGCCGGGCGGGATCGTCACCTACGAAATCGCGCCGCCCTTCGACGAGACCATCGACCTGCTCGTCGCCACCTACGTCGCGCGGACTATCGTGGCCCTGGAGGGGGACCGCAACAAGTTCGAGTTGCTCACCGAGATGTGGCGGGAGCAGCTGCGGGACCTCTCGCAGCAGGTCTCCTACTACTCGGCGCTCCACGAAGGCAAGGGAGGCGCCACCCGCTTCGCACACGGTCGCTACGTCCAGAGCTACTGGTCGCACCTGGGGAGGTAACGAAACGAGATGGCCGGCTTGTATCCCATCCCCGACGTGCCCTATTCCATGTCGGGCCTCGGCACCATCCGCGGCCACCTGCGCGACGGCGGTCCCCGCTTCTATCGGCCGGACCCCCGCCTGTTGACCCCCGTCCTCGGCGGCGGCCGCTACCGTTACCTCTCCGCCTTGCTGGGCCTCGCCGCAGACCTGCCCGACGCGGCGGCACCCTCCGGCGACACGGGCCTTGGTATCTCCGAACCCCCGCAGCCCGTCCACATCAATTTGGAGCCTTCAGATATTCTGGTGGAGTTCCCGGATATACCGAGGCCCGTGCAGCGGCTCAACGAGCGGGTGAACGTCTGGAATCCGGGCGGTCTCGGCAAGCGAGTCCACAACTTCTTCCTGTGGCAAGTGAGGGGCGGCTTGGGTTTCCGAGGCGGTCGCCGTCCCCACCGGTTGCTGAGCCACACGCACCTCGACACTCGGGCTGATGCTGCACCGGAGCCTTACGACTTGGTGTATCGGGAGCCGACTAAGAACAAGTGGGACCGGCTGCCGTGCAACCTCGACCCCCAGGTCAAGGCGGTGCTGGTAGCCGAATCGGACGCCGCCGGCGATGTGACTTCCTTCGACTGGAACGACTTGCGCAACGTCGACCGGTTCATTGAGCAGGTCGAGGACGAGCTTGCGGGAGCCGTCACGCCGTGCGCTACGGTGCGGTTCTTGTCAAGCGACTTCGCCCGAGTGGTCGTGACCGACAAGGGCAACGATACCGCCGAGGTCGAAATCGACGGGGAGAACGACAGCGGAGCCACCAGCGGCGGCTTGGGCGCCGGCTGCTTCGTCAGCGGCATCATTCAGGTGAACAACAGCAGCACGTCGGCCATCACCATCGACAGCACGCACGACTGGACGGGTCGAGTGATTCTGGTGGCAGCCAACGGCATCAGCGGGTCGTTCACGTCCGTCGACGACGTACAGTGGAAAGGCAACCGCGCCGCTGGCGTGAGCAGCGACGAGGAATACGTCTTGTATCCGTTCGAGAGTTCGATGGCTCACTTCAACGTCCACAGTACGTTCATTGGCCCTAACTTGGGTTCGGGGTCCACACCGACAGTGCTCGCTATTCGGCATACTCGAGCGGACCCCGCGCAGACGAAAGCGCGGTTCTACGTCGACGGAAACGACGGCGCACTGAAGTTCATATGTACGGCATTCAACAGCACGTTCTGCGTGGCTTTCTGTTTTCGTGCTTCGCCGAGGTATACGTCCACGACGGCAACGTTCCCTTCAGGGTCTTGAGATGGCTAGGTTGCTGGAAAAGGTGATGGTGGAGTTTCCGCTGGCGGTGCCGGCGCTCAACCGGCGGGCGCACCGCAGCAGGCTCCGGGTCGGCGAGTTGTCGCTGGCGGTGGGGGTCGACGGCCGCCGGCTGGGCGCCCTGCGGAAGTTCCCCGGCTTCACCGAGCTCGACTACACCGACACGTTGCCGACCACGCCCAAGTGGTTCCAGTGGGCTCGCGTGCGGAAGGGCACCACCGACTACAACTACACGGGGTTCCTGGTGCTCCACAACGACTCCGGTACCTGGAAAATCTCCTTCTACTACTACGACGAGTCGGCGAGCTCGTGGGGCAAGCAGGACCTGAACTTCACGGGCCTTGGTTCCTCTTCGGTGGTCTCGGCCGACGGCGACGGCAAGTTCCTGTACGTCGCGGTGGAGGGCCAGAAGCCCCGAGTCCTGTACCACGACGGCACCTCGTGGCAGGACAAGCAGATGGGCTACGCCGACGGCTACGGCCCCGACGGCACCAACCTGAAGGACATGAGCACCTCCGTGGAGAGTACGGGAGGCCAACTGACGGAGGGGCACTACCGCATCGGCTACCGGTACTGGGATGACACCCGGAACGTGTACTCGGCGCTCCACACTCAGGACATCGAGATACCGGAGACCGATAGCGACCCCGGTACATACCGGATACAGGTGTCCGAGGGCGGGGCGAGCCCTGCGACGGACGGGTGGACGAAGGTGCTCCTGTACCGTTCGTTGAGTGCTGAGGTGGCGGGTACGTCGTATGACGCCGGCATCATGTGGCTGGAGAAAATCATCGACTGCACCGACGACTGGAGCGACTACATCGGGGAGCTCAGCGACGCGGCGCTGGTGTACGACGAGGCGGCACCGTATGACCCCTGGGTGGACCAGGTGGGCAACCCCGTGAAGTCGGGCGCCCTGGCGGTGTACGAAGGGGTGACGTTCACCGGCTCGGCGTCCTCTAGTGGCTCGGCCGACTGCCAGCTGTATTTCTCGCCGCTGCATACGCACAGGCCGGAGACGTTCCCGGCGGACAACGTGTACAGGTGGAGTTCGGAGGACGGCCCCATCCTTCGCTTCGTGAAGGTGGGCGACCTCCTGTACGGGTGGAGCAGGGGCGCCGCGTTCCGCATCGCCAAGCTGGGCGACCAGATGACCATCCACCGGATTCACGGGGGTAGGGGCATCGTCGCCCGGAACGCGGTGTCCGCCATCGGGCGGGACATGCTGGTGATGACGGACGCCGGCCTCATGCTCGTCGACGGGATGCAGGGTGACATGCAGGCGGTGGGCGCCGTGGACCGCATCGTGGCCGACGACTGGGGCTACGACCTGGACGAGGTGCACGTCGTCTCCGACGCGGTGCTGGGGTGCACCTTCGTCCTGAACGCCGACAGCAGCGTGTACGAGGCGGTGGTCATCTGGCACGTCACCGGGGCCGTCACGCAACTGGCCGACATGCGGTTCGTGTGGGCGGCGGAGGGTCCCGACCCCGAGCAACCCAACGGGCCTCGGCGCGCCTTCTTCATGACCCCCGAGGGGCGCATCTTCACGCCGGATGTGAGTACGTCGTACAACTCGATGTTCGGGTTGAACCCGGCGACCGTGACCGTCAACGGGACGGCGACCGGCGGCTCCTCGAACACCCTAGAGGACACGAGTCAGTCGGGGTGGAGCACCGAGACGTTGAAGGGGGCTATGCTGTATGTTTGGGATGCGGACGGGGACCCCGATGACCCGCCCCAGGCGCTGCCCATCACCGGCGTTTCGGGGGACACCATCACGGTGGACGGGACCTTCGACCCCGAGCCGGCGGAGGGCGACCGCTACACGATAGCCCCGGTGCCCTTCAAAGTCCGCGCGTGGGGTATGAAGCATCCCGACGCCCGGATGGAGGAGATGGGTCGGCGGGTGTCCACGTCGATGGGCATCCTGGCGACCGGGTTCGAGGGCGACGCGGACCCGTCCTCCAACGACAACGCCAGGTGGCGGCTGGGGCTGTGCCGGAACTACGAGGACGACCCCGGCGCTACGGCGGACAGCCCCTTCGAGGACGACCCTGCGGACCCCAACCGGTACCGGTTCCAGGAGTTGCGGCTGGACGGCGTGTCGCTGGAGCCCTATGTGGAACATGTGGCTGCGGGCACCAATTTCGACTTGATTGCCGTGGCCGTCGATGGTACGATAACCTTGAACCGCCAGGTCGGCTGACGCGCCGATGAGTGGAGTGCCGCTATGCCGTCTACGCTGAATGCCGCGAGTGCTCTGAAACCTAAACGTCAACCACAGCAGCGGCAACAGTACAAGCCGCTGGACCCCGCCTCCGCGCTGTTGCAACCGACACGGGCCTCGGGCGTGTACGACCCGCTGTCCGCCGAGGCTGTCGCCCAGGCGTTCGGGCGTGCCACCGGCGGTATCAGGACGACCACCCAGAACGTGCCGCCGAGGACCGTCGAGGGCACGACCCTGGGCGTTCGGAGCACGACCTACTTTCCAGGGTACACCAGGGTCACGCATGCGAACCCGGTGACGACCCAGGACCGCATCGCCGCCGCTCTGGCGACGCACCAGGCGCAGATGCAGGCCGCCGCCGAGAACCGCAAGCAGGCCGAGGAAGCCCTTCGCCGGTTGGAGTCCGCCACCGAGGAGGTGCCGGGTGCCACGCAGTCGGCCGTGGATGCGTCCCGGGCGCGCATGGAGGACTGGGCCACACGGGCCTTGGGTCGTGTCCAGGAGAGTTTCGGGCGCGCTCGGGAGGCGGGACAGGCGCTGGTTCAGGCAGCCGAGGCCCGTGAGCAGACGCTGGGTGCCCTGGCGGAGCGCCGGCGGACCGAGTTGCTCCAGGAGTATCGGGACACGGCGGCGCTCCAGGCTCAGCAGTTGATTACGGGGGCCAAGTCGGCCTACGCCCGGCGGATGGCCCAGTTGGACGCCGCCATCGCCAGCGGGCAGATTCAGGGCGGTCCCGAGGTCATCAACAACATGCGGCAGATTATCAGGGAGACCCACGCGGCCTCCCTCGGGAACGTCATCGCCCAGACCTCCATCGCGTACAACGAGCGTCGGGCGGAGCTCATGTCCCGTGCCAACGAGGTGGAGCTCTCCCTCAAGCAGGCGTTGGCGACTCAGACGGTGGGGGCCTACGCCACGGCGGCGGGATTGGAGGCACGACTCGCCGAGGCCAACGCCGCCTTCGAGAGGTATGCCCAGGCGCAGAGGGCGGAGCATGAGGTCGCCATGGCGAGGCTGGAGGCGCAGGCAGAGCTCTTGCGGTTCCAGGGGGCTACGGCCCAGGCGGACCTGTTGACTTCCCCGGCGATGCAGGCGGTGGCCGCCGACCTCTCCGGCCTCCTCGACTCCATCTACGCCATCTACCAGGAGGAGTTGAAGGGTCGGTGGAACGTGGCGGGGCCGGGGCTCATGCAGCGGGCGGTCGGCCTCGGCGGCCCGTCGCAGCCCGTCGTCACCGGCGCTCGGTCGGGGGGACGGGTGGGCGGTCCCATCTTCGTCGGCGGCGGCGAAATCCGAGGTCGCCGTAGTCGAACACAGACAACTCAAGGACGGAAGAGCTTGACTTCCTCCGAGCGACAGACGGGACAGGCCGCCTCGCAGATGGCGACCCAGGTAGGCTTGCAGATGGCGGCTCCCGGCATGGCGCTGCCGCCGCTCGGTCAGTGATGATATATCGGAGCGAATAGAATGCCTGCACCACAGACGATTCAGGCGCCGGCGTTGAACCCGGCGGCGATTCAGGGGCAAGGGGCGATTGGCGCGCCTGGGGCGCCCCAGCGGGTACCCTACGCGCAGCAGTTGGAGGTCCAGCGACAGCGGCTCGCCCTCCAGGGAGATGTCGAGCAGGAGCGGTTGCGGCTGGCTGAGCGGGCGCAGCGTGCCAGGGAACTCTTCAACAAGGAGCAGATGGAGTTCTATCGGCTCCAGCAGAGGGCCACCGAGGAGTGGCGGCAGGCGACCCTGGAACTCCAGCGGATGACCGCTGAACTCAGCAGGCGGCGATTCGAGAAGGTGGAGTTGCCGCAGACGGAAGTCGCCCGGCGGGAGGTGCGCCTGCGGGAGCCAGGTCGGGTTGCAGGAGAAGCAGGTCGGCCTCGCCGAGCAGTTGCAGTCGTTCCAGTTGCGGGCGAAACGGTTGGAGGAGCTCCGCCAACTGCTGGATGTGGGACGGGTAGCCTCGCTGTTGAACATTCCACTGGTCAAGCAGGCGGCCCTGGGTCGGGTGTTGCCGCAGTTCCGGGAGGCGGCGTTCAAGGCCACCCGTGATTTGCAGGACAGGGCCGCTGCATACCGCTCGCTGGTGACGGCACTGGTGAGCCGGCTGGCACCCCACGTCAGTCAAGGTAAGCTTTGGCGGCAGGCGAGGGAGCAAGCGGCCAAGGAACTCCCGGACGCCGAACTCCGCAAGCAATGGATGCAGGACGTGAAGCAGTGGCCGGAGGCGATGCAGGCCGCCATGACGTTCAAGGAGTACGCCACCGGCGCTCGCATGATGCAGGCCCTGCGCATCTTCGACGACCTCGTACTCGCCGAGATGGACAAGGCCCCCACCGCCGCCGTCGACCTGTTGTCCTCGGAGCTGCGGGCGGCGACGCAGGCGGGCAAGAAGCCGCAAGCGGCCGTGTTCTCCGCCTTGGCGAAGCTGTTCGGCGTGAACGGCTTCACTCGGTTGCAGAAGGCGGCGGAGGCACTGGCGGCGCACGGGTTCGGCGGGCCGGATGCGGACCCCCAGCAGCTGGAGGCCGCTATCTCCGCCTTGTCGAGGGAGGAGCGGGCTGCGCTCCTGAAGGGGGCCGAGATGCTCGCGCCTGTGTGGCGACAAGTGACTGGCGAACTAGCGGTGCCTCAAGTCGAGCGCGAGCTGCGCCCCGAACTGCGGCAGGTGCGGTGGGAGGACCTCAGCCGAGATGAACTGAAAGCGTTGGCCGAGCAGGAGGGCATCGGCGGCGGTTGGCACGGTCCCGTCAGCTTGTGGACGAAGGGCGAGCTCATCGAAGGCATCAAGGCCAAGTACGGCTTGGGGAAAGACGACAGGTTGGTGCCTGAGTCCCTCATCCGCTCGTTGCCTCGGTGGAAGGTGTTGGGCAAGGAGGCGATGGAGCGGACCATCGAGGCGCCGGCAGCGGTTCCGGCCGAGGTCCGGTTGGCGGGGCCGGAGTTCGTGGTGGCCCAGTTGTTGACGAACCTTCCGAGCCGCCGGGCCAGCGAACTGTTCATGGAAGGGTTGCAAGCGGTGGACCCCTCCCGCTCCCGGTTGGCGGTGCTCCACACGTTGTCCCGGCTGTCCGACGAACTGAGGTCCAAGGCGACTGCCGGCTACAACCCCGCGCAGTTCTTGTCTCGGTTGCAACTGCTGGCGACGAAGGCGAGGGTGGCCATAAGCAAGCATCCCTCCTTGCCGGCGGCTCAGTTGTACGACTTGCCGGAGGTTCGGGAATACCTGGATTACCTTCGCAGCATCCAGCGGTTGAGTGAGAGGGTCGCCGGCGGCAGTCTGGCCCTGAAACTACCAGAACCCGACTAGGAGACGACTGAATGTTGGCAGTAGCTCAGATACTCCCGGTGCTGTACTGGTTGGCCCTGCTCGGCGTCCCCGCGCTGACGACTTGGCTGTCCTCCCGCTCCATGAAGCGGCAATTGAAGGTGCAGCGAGCGGGACAGGAGAGGGCTCGCCGGGCGGCTTCGATGCTTGCCGGTCGTCGTACCGCCGCTTCGCTGATGGCCGCCGGCATGGAGAAGCAGCGGGCCAAGGAGGCCCTGCGAGCCGCTGCGTCCGCTCGGCAGAGGGCGGGCTTCGAGGCCCTGGGCGACATCGCCGCCCAGATGGCGATGCTCTCGATTGCGCAGAACCTGGGGCTCTCGCCCAGTGCCGTACCCGCGCCGCTCCAGGGACAAGAACAGGGGCAGCCGACGCAGGGTGTGCCGAGGCCCGTGTCGCCCACGGCGGCCTTGATGCAACAGATGCCTCCTGCCGTCGCCAGCGAACCGCTGCTGGTGTTGGAGCAGCAGGGCCTCATCGACTTGGACCAGTTGCCTGTGTAAGCGAACGCAAGCGAACCGAGGAAACCGACGATGGCGAACACCGGAACCGGCGTAGGCATACCTCCGACGCGATACCTCCAGCGGTGGCTCCGGGTCCTGGAGTCCCGATTGGGGCGAGGTGCCGCGCCGATTGACGTGACCCAGGTCCTGTGGCAGATGCTGGTGCCCAGCGGCACGACCTGGCGCGGCCTCTCCGCCGAGACGATGCGCCGGGCCGTCGCCGGCAAGTTCTTGTCGGAGCTTCAGCGGTCGGGCCTCGGCCGAAACTACGGCTCCATCATGCAGCGGTTGGCGCAGGCGCTGTTGGAGGGGGGCAATACCGCGACCATCGCCCAGTCGGTGTTCGGCAGACCCTACGAAGAGTTGCCCCCCGTCACCCAGGCTGTGTTGCACCGGGTCGCCTCCTACGCCAAGCGGGGCGGTCGTCGGGTGGCGACTCCGGGGGGTGTGCCTCCGAACGTCGCCGGCATGAAGGAGCAGATTCGCCCGACCAAACCGAGCAAGGGCGGTCCCATCGTCCTGGCCGGCCCCCAAGCGGAGGAGCGGTTCGCTAAGTTCCTGCGTAAGCCGGAGACCTGGTTCGAGAAGATGACCGGCGGCAGGACGCCCAAGGGCAAGTTCGTCCGCTTCGGGTTGAAGTGGGCGGGGCCTGTGGTCGGCATGTTCCTCTTGAATTGGCTCCTGAACAAGATGCTCATCGAACCGGTGCAGGAGCAAGCGCAAGCGGAGCAGGCCGCCTTCGCCGCCGAGCAGCCCTTGTTGGAGGCCCAGGCGCAGCAGGGCACGTCGCTGGGGCTGGCGACCGAGGCCCAATTGCCGTCGCTCCAGCAGGCGTCGCAGTTGGCGCTCCAGTTGGCGATGCAGTCTGGCGCCACGCCCGCCGACATGGGTTGGCGTTGAGCAAGCAGAGCACGAAAGCAGGGTAGGACAGGATGCCGGCGACCGTCGGACTACTCGAACGCCCCTCCGTGGCCCTGGCGAACCTCCTGCGCGGTGACGTGGGCGGATTCGTTCGGGCGCTGGTGGCCCCCAAGACCCTCGCCCCCGAGAAGCGGAAGAACTTGGCCGAGTTGTTGGGGGTGCGGGCTGAGACCAACCCGCTGCTCGCAGGCATCCTGTCGGTCATCACGGACCCCTTCTTCGCCTTGGGCGTGTGGATGCACGTCAAGTGGCCCATCCTCCCGCCTCAGAAGATGTTCGAGGTGGGCAGGAAGTGGGCCGCGCACGCCCGCCGCATCGGGTGGGCAGAGGCCAAGTTCCTCCGGGGCGAAGCGCTGTTGGAAGGGACGCCGCTGCCGGAGTTGTTCGACAAGGTGGCCGCCGCCCGCGAAGAGGCCCTCCTCATGATGTTCCGCCCGATGGAGGAGGCCCTCCGCGCCTTCCAGAAGCGCACCGGTCGATTGCCCACGCCTGACCAACTGATTCGCATCGGGGCCAAGTTGGAGGCGTGGGACAAAGGCATACCCCGCGACCTGCGTCGTGTCTGGGAGTTCGCCATCGACGCGCCCAAGCCGTTCACGAAGCCCATCCGACTGAGCCCCGCCGAACAGGGTCTGTATGAGGCCCTCCGCCGCCTGCGGGAGGACGTGGCCTTCAAGAAGCTGTACGAACCCATAGCTCGGTCGCCGGAAGGGGCGCGGGCCGTCAGGCTGGCGTACAACTTGCCGCCGGATGCTCGCATCGACCCCGGGCACATCCGCAACTACCTGCCGAGGGTCGCCATCCGCAGCCCGCTGGACGAGAGCATGTACGAGAACCTGCTCGGGGAACTGCTCGCCGAAGGGCCTGACGTGTTCGGTCGGAAGGCTGCCGCGGCGACCCGTCGGGTGATGTCCCGCGCCATGTATCGGCGGAAGGGTTGGCTGATACCCGACTTGGCAGAGCTCTCGAAAATCGAAGGGGTCAACCCCGACTTCATAAAGTACATGGCGAGGACGGTTCACGAGCGGCTGGCGGAGTACGCCCTTGGCGAGAACAACCAGGCGCAGGCCGCCAGGCTCTTACAGAGGGCAGCCCAAATCGAGCGGTTGACGCCCGAGCAGGCGGCGGCTGTGGTGGAGGACACCCTCCGGTCCGGCGTCGGCTTCGCCAAGTACACCCTGAATGCCAAGGCGGCGTTCACGTCCTACGCCTACGGGATGTCGGGACCCTACGCCTGGCTGGCGAAGGGCCTCGGCAAGCGCATCAACGAGATACGGAACGCGCTGCCTGTGGACGCCCGCCTCATCCTCGACGAGTACATCCCTCTGTTGCAAGGCAAGCCGAACTACCAGCAGATGTTGAACACATATCGGTGGAACGGCTTGCGGATGCGNNNTTCTTCCGGGATTCGCCGATTGCCAAGGCGGCGCTCCCCGAGAAGTGGCGGAAGAGCCTGGTCGAGAAGCTGACGGAGCCTCGAGGCCCGTTCTCGTATGTCACGGCGTCGAACAAGCTGGCGGGGTTCTTCTACCTGTCGACCCTGGGGTTCAACCCGGCGCCGGCGTTCAAGAACCTCTTGCAGACGGCGCTGACCACGATGCCCATGCTCGGGCCTCGGAACACCTGGCGTGCCATCACGCATGTCGTCAACCGGCTGGTGGGACCCAACGGCTACTTCTCGCTGCGGGCCAGGGGCTTCAGCGACGCGGAGGCCATGCTGCGGGCGTTCCCGGAATACTCGAAAACCACCTCCGAGGCGCTGGCGCTCTCCAAGAACATCGTCCAGAACACCCTGTCGCAGGCGTGGGAGGGGGCGGTGGCGTCCATCCCCGAGAACCTGCGGCGGTTGGGGTTGGCTCGACCGACCCACCCTGTGTGGGACCGCATCAAGCGGTCGGCCATGCTCATGTTCTCGACGACCGAGCGGTTCAACCGGCTGGTGGCCTTCGAGGGCGCCCGCATGGCGGCGTTGGACGCGGGGATGGCCGGCGACCAGATGATGCAGTACGCCACGAAGGTCGTCCGCGCCACCCAGTTCGCCGCCGGCGTGGGCCAGATGCCGCATATGTTGTTGAATTGGCCCCAGTGGGCTCGCCAGTACATGTACTTCCCGCTGCGGTACCTGGGGTTCCTCTGGGAATCGACCAGGTGGGGCACAGGAGCCACCGGCGGGCGGAGATACTGGGGCACCATCGGTCGGGCACTCATGGGCACCTCGGCGGCCTACCACCTGGGCGCCCGCATGCTGAACATGGACCTCTCCGGCGCCTTGATGACCGGGGCGCTGCCGCTGCCTCAGTACCCCGGCGCGGCGTTCTTCCCGTGGCCCCTGGTGCCCCCCGCCATCAGCGTGCCGGGCCAGTTCGCCCAGTCGTTGGCGACGCAGGAGCCGCAGGCCGCCGAACGGGCCTTGGCTCTCCTCGTCCCCGGCGGCATCTCCCTGTACCGTGCGTACAGGGCCGGCTGGGGCGACTACCTCCGCAAGCTGTTGGGAATGAACGGGCCGCCCCGATACGCCAGGTATGATATGCCGCTGCCCGACGGCCGCATCCCCCTGTTCAACGACCAGGGCAGCATGATTGCCGCGTACACGCCGTTCCAGCTGGTGTTGAGGGGGCTGGGCATCTACACCGGCGACATGACCAAGGAGAGGGAGCTCGCCGAGTACCTGGTGCGTCAGCGGGACCGCATCCGGGAGTACCGCCGTCGATACCTGGAGGCCCTGGCGGACCACGACCCCGAAGCCGCCCAGCGGGTCCAGGAGGAGTTCCGGCGGGCGTACCCGTCGCTGGGTCCCCTGGAAGTCAAGCCGTCCGACCTGGAAGCCCTCCGCCGCCGACGGGAGATGACGAGACTCCAGCGGCTCCTGGAGACGTTCCCGGAAGCCTACCGCGAGCAGTTCGCCCAGATGCTGTCGGTGGTGGCGGGGCAGGAGTTCGGCACCCTCTTCGAGCCCAGCCCCGAAGCCGCTCCCTACACCGAGCCCCTCGGCCTGGGGACGCCCACGGTGCTGGGGCTCTCCGGCCTGGAAATCTCCGGCAACGCTCCCCCGGCAGTCCCCGGCGGCGGCCTCACGGGCCTTGGTTTCGGAGGTACCCCGCAGCGGCGACCCTGGGGCGTGGCGTTCCCAAGGCCCGTGTTCAGCCAGCCGATGTTCCGGTCGTCGATTCAATGGCGCTGGTGAAGCCGGCGTCGTCCGACTGGGCCTTCACGTCATCGAGCAGCCTCCAGCCGTCCTCGCCGTCCCGGCTCACCAGCCCCACCTGCGAATACTGGAGGAGGACCGGGCGCACCGAGGCGACCGTGAGGCGTGCGTCCTTGGCGACCTGTCTCGTGGTGATGTGTCCGTCGCCGTGTCGGAGGAGGAGAGCTTGGAACACTCGGCGGGCCAAGGGAGGCAGGGTGTCCACGGCCACCCGCAGGACCAGGTGAAGGTCGTCGGCGGTCACGACGGTGCGCCCGTCGGCGGCGCACCTCGCCAGCGCCAGGTTGATGAATTGGTTGACCAATCGGGAACCCAGTTCGGGCTCGATGCCTGTGTCGCACGGGCGGTGGAGCGAGGGCAGGGCGCGGAGGGTGGCCACCAGGTCGCTGAGCAGTTCGATGCGGACGCCATAGTCCTCGGGGAGGTCGACGGTCCCCGGCAGCCCCTCAAGGATGGCGTCGAGGTTGTTGTGCCAGGTGGTCTTGAGCGCTTGTCTCCAACGGGCCTTGGCTGGTATGGCTTCCCTGACGTGCCGGAGGAGGGCGAGGCGGGTTCGGCGGTCCCGGAGCCCCCTGCGGCAGACCCGCAGGGACAGGAAGCGCTCGCCGAGGACGATGTGCTGTATCGTGAAGTTGTCGATTTCGGGGGTTACGGCGGCGATGACGCCGAACTTGGCCTTGTAGCGGCGCCAGCCCACGGTGCCGAACCACTTGGCGAACGAGCCGTCGAAGGCGTCCCGCAGGTCCCCGAATATCTTCTGGATGTCGCTCTCCTTCGCCGAGAGCATCACCGTGAAGTCCTTGATGACCAGAATCTTGCGGTCGAGGTGCTTCAGGAGGGACACGTCCTCGTGGGACTTGTCGGGGTCGTAGCCGCTGCACAGGGCCGCCGGCGAGACGCTGGAGAGGTACTTGACGTGCCGGTACTCCTCCAGGGTGCGGGTCAGTTCGGTCTTGAAGGAGCCCGGCGGTCCGATGAGCCACCCCCACAGAGGGTCGGCGTCGGGTGTCCACAGGTTGCTGATGATGATGGAGACCAGGAAGTCCACGGCGATGAGGTCGTCATCCGGCAGGCGCAGAATCTCGGCGGTCGCGTGCCTGATGCTCGACAGCGCCGAAGCGGCTTCCGTCGTGGACATACCG